GCCCGGGCGTATCGAGTGTATCCGAGCGCTGGACTCGATTCACGCATTCTCCCCAGCCCGACTGCGAGAGATTCTACGGATGCTCGTAAAAGTTTGGCCTAACTCTCATCACGCTCTGAGCGAAAGGGCAGTGGTCGGGCTCCACGGTTTTTGGCGGCGCTACGCGGAAACGATGTCTTTAAACCGATTAGAGCATGTGCTGTCACTAACCTCGCCCGAGGAGATGTCTAGTTTGGCGTCTCAATACAAAGTTATCGAACGGACGAGCGCCGCCAATGCGTGGGCTCGGGTGCTCCTCCAAAAGTACAACCACCGATTAAAGGTGGGCCTACTCGACCCATGGAGGGACAAGCCGACCCACTCGACCACCTCGCTTAAGCGTTCGGCCGACCCACAAAAGCGGCTCAGTCGACTAGAAGAACGCTTGAAGGTGGCCGAGAACAAAGCGCGGGCCGGCTCGGGGAAATGGTCGGCCGTCGACGTCGCTCAAACGGCACTAGACGAAGAGAAGTGGCGGCAGCACGCCGTGGGCAGGCAGTCCACGGCTGGCAAAATGGCCAAAAGGCTGGCCGAACTAGAGCGGAATGATCTACTTGCCGAGAACGAATCCAGCGCCTCGCTGCTAGGACGAGATCCGCTGGAGCTATAATAATGGACGGCGTGCGGGGCGACCATCCACAGAATCGCGCTACCGCACGCCGCCGGGGGAATGTCCCTTCGTACATCCGAAAAAGGAGAACAACGGAATGCAGAAGATATTTTTCAGTTTAGCAGGTCCGCCGCATATCGGCAGCCACCCGAGGGGGTCGCGATGCTGACGGCCGTCCTTCAAACGGTGCTTATCGCGACGGCCGCCGTGGGCCTCATCGTGACGGTGCTTGATATCCGCCGCGGTTCAGCGTGACTTTTCTCAAGTTAGACGTCGGGTTCGCCGATCATCCGCGCGTCGCGATGCTCAAAGATCGTTCGTTTCGTGCGCATCTCTCCGCATTGTTGCACTGCAAGGCTTACCAAACTGATGGCGCGATTGTGAGCACATTGCCGAGGCAATGGCGGCTCCGACGGGCGCATATTGACGAGCTGGTTTCGGCTGGGCTGTGGGAAGTGACCCCGTCTGGCTGGCAGATTCACGATTGGCACGACTATAATCCGAGCCGCGCTGAGTTGTCAGAGTTACGGTCCAAGCGGCAAGCCGCGGGGCGCAAAGGCGGCCGGTCCCGGTCCAAGGATTCAAGCAAAGAGCTTCCTAATCCGGCGTCGATTCTGCAAGCACCCGCGGAACCGAAAGGAGAGGAAGGGAAAGGAAAGGAGAGGAAAGGAGAGGAGTTGAAAGGAGAGGATCAGGCTTCATCGACTGCCGCTCTCAGGGATTGGGAACATGCTACGGGCACGTCATTAACGCCGCTACTCGGGGAAAAAATCGCCGCGGCTGTTGAGCGTCACGGCTTGGAACGAGTCAGCGAGGCCATAGCCGAAACGGGGATCGCTGGAGTAAAGTCCTGGAATTATGCCGCGGCGATTCTCGACCGCTGGCACCGCGAGGGTCGGCGCTCAAAACCGAGTCAGCTTGAGGCGGACTCTTATCACGACCTCGCCGCCCGACGGGAGCGCTTTGGTGGATAGATGTCGGTAATTACCGCGTTGATTATAATCCTGTGCGCGGCTCAGGGTGTCGGTTCCCCGCCGCCCCGGGCTGAAATGCCCACGGCAACCCTGCCACCGTTGCACTTAATATCTCCGCCGATCTTATCTCGCGGAGACGTTCGGGAGGTCGCGACGGATGATCGTGAGCACGGTGTTCTTGGATACGCGGGGTCGGGCGACCCACTCACAGAAGCCGAAATGCGCGCGGTTCTCACCGCCGCAGGCTGGCCCGAAGAGCTGCACGCCGAAGCGCTGGCCGTGGCGTATTGCGAGTCGTCCTGGCGTCCGGGCGTCGTTGGTGACGGCGGCAAAGCCCGTGGCTTGTTTCAAATTCATGCGAGTCCGTGGTTCGCCTACGCGGGGGAGGATCTGTCGGCCTGGGCGAATCCCGTAACCAACGCCAGGACGGCGTGGGCTGTCTACCAGTACGACATCGCGCGGGGCTACGTCCCCTGGCAGCAGTGGGCCTGTCGGAGGGTGCTATGAGAGTAGGTAGCCTGCGCGCGGGAGTGCGGCGCCTTGGGATCGTCAATGTGAGCGAAGTCGCCGAGGTTCTCAGGAGGGGAGGGGAAGAGTGACTGACGTGATCACCTTCGCGACATCTCTTCCCCCTCGTGGATGCAGCCCGAACCAGAGCTGTCATTGGTCCGAGAAGTACACGGCGAAGCGCGACTACCGGGAAGAAGTCTGGGTGGACGCCAGAATTGCCCTTGAAGAGCGCAATTCTGCGCGTACGCGATCCCCTCGCGGAACTCCGTTCGGGAGTGCCCGCCTGTCGCTGACGTTCGGCACGCAAACGTGCCGAGGAGATGAGAAGTACCACCCAACGGATCCCGATAACGCTTTGGCGTCGTGGAAAGCCGGCTTGGATGCGCTTTGCGACGCGGGGCTGATCGAGGACGACTCCCACGAACACCTGGAGATCGGGGAGATCGAGATCGACCCAGGCTGCTATGGCGTCACCGTGACGCTCGAAAGGATCGAGGAATGAGCGAGGTTCTCAGGAGGGGAGGGGAAGAGTGACTGAGTACGCAGTTACGATCACGGCCAAAGCGAGGAGATACGTCCCCCTAACCCCGTCCCGGGTCGGGTGGGATGCTCCCGAGTTTTGGGAAATGAAGCCGACTAAAATCGCCGTCACTATCCCAGTGACAAAAACGATCCACCTCGCCGCCGCCACGCCGCACGAGGCCGCAGAACTTGCACTAGCCCGTACTTTCCCGCCCGATAGTGTGTGGGATATTAAAATACCCCCGGTGAGCGCCAGTTCGAGCGCGTCGGTAGAACCCGACCTCTTCGAAGTGCTGGGCGGGGGAGGCCCTGGCCGGTGGGCAGTCGCCCCCGGTGGGCAGTGGCCGAACTTTGCCGAAGCGATGGCCGTCGCCCGTGAACGACAAAAGGCTTCCCCGGGCTGGTATGCGGTTCGGCGTTTTGGGGCAGTTTTCCCGATGCCCGGGAGCGTTCTTGGCCCCGACGAGGGGAGTTCTGATGAATGATCCTTGGCGCAGTAGAATAACCGGGCACGGGGAAGAGGATCCGTCCCAGCTTCTGGCCAATCCTCGGAACTGGCGGATACACCCCAAGGCGCAACAGGACGCCCTTACTGCGGTACTCGATAAGGTCGGATGGGTACAGGACGTGATCGTGAATAAGACCACCGGCCACGTGCTCGACGGTCACTTGCGGGTAGGGCTGGCGATCAGCCGGGAGGAGGAGTCGATCCCGGTGGTCTACGTGGAGCTGACCGAGGATGAGGAAGCGTTGATCCTTGCCACGTTCGACCCCTTGGGCGCGCTGGCGGGCACGGACGATGAGATTCTAAAGTCTCTAGTGTCAGACATCGGGGATCAGCCCCCGGAGCTAACAGCACTGCTGGATGGGCTGGTGGACACCGGACCCACGCCCGGCAAGACCGACCCCGACGCCGTGCCCGATGTCCCGGATGAACCGATCTCTAAGCCCGGTGACCTCTGGATCCTTGGAGATCACCGCTTGCTCTGCGGCGACAGCACGGCGGCGGGTGATGTTGATCGGTTGCTGGGCGGGGGAGAGCCGGCGCTTTGCGTGACCGATCCACCGTATGGGGTGAACTACGATCCTGGCTGGCGCAACTTGAGGCTTCGACGAGAGCCGAGCGGAGATGAGGCGAAAATCCCCTCCCGAAAGGGCAAGCCGGCCAATTGGGGCAGTCCTGGCAAAGTGACGAACGACGACCGGGCCGATTGGGGTGACACATGGCGGCTGTTCCCGGGAGATGTGCTGTACTCGTGGCACCCGCCGGGTGCCACGAGTCTTGTCCACGCTGCGGCGATCCAAGGCTCGGGGTTCGTGATTCGTATGCAAATCATCTGGGCGAAGTCCTACTTAAGAATTGGCCGGGGGGATTACCACGTTCAACACGAGCCGTGTTGGTATGCCGTCCGAAAGGACAAGCCGGCCAAGCGTACAAACGATAGGAAGCAAAGCACCCTTTGGGAAATCAGCGGCAGAGCCCGAACAAATCAGATTAGCAGCAATTCTGGCAGAGATTTGGGGGGCCACAGCGCACAAAAGCCTGCCGAGTGCATGGCGCGCCCGATCCGCAATCACGAGTTTTCCGAGGTATACGATCCGTTCGTCGGCTCCGGGACCACCATCATCGCGGCTGAGCAGCTAGGGCGTAAGTGTTACGCGATGGAGATCGAACCGAAGTACGTCGACGTGTGCGTCAACCGCTGGGAGGACTTCACTGGACGAAAAGCAAAGCGATCCCGTAAGCGTGATCCTTGAAGGACCCGGCGCGTGGCTGGTACGCTCGGGCTACATACCCCCAGAGGATCTAGCGGCTACAACGGAGGACACGAAAATGAAAAAAAAGCCTAACGCGCCGCGAAAGCTGAGGTGGGAGGCCCCGTTTTTATCGGCGTATCGGGATTCAATGAATATCCGAGCATCATGCACGGCGGCCTCTATTACCCGCTCGGCGTACTACAAGCACCTGCATACCTCCGGGCGCTTCCGCGAGGCGGTTGAGGACGCAAAAGCCGACGCACTCGATCGAGTTGAGGCAGTGGCACTCAGTCGGGGATTAAATGGGGCCTCTGACAGGCTTCTTGAATTTTGGCTAAAGTCGCACCGCCCCGAGACTTTTGGCGACAGAATTGAAGTTCGAGATCTACGCCAGCGAGCGAAGGTGCTCGGGGACGAACTCGGCCTGGACCCCGCTGCTATCGTCAAGAGGGCCGAGCAGATCGCCCGGGGTGAGTCGTGGTGATAAAACCAGGGGCGGTTTTTTGGCTAATGAGTTGCTTGACGCTTACCACCGCCAGCGCGTTTGCACTCGTTCTCGGTTTGTCGCTGTGGATCTGGAGGGAGGCGCTTTAGGTGGAATTCGCCGCCTGTGAAATTGCCGCGGCCGGGTGCACTCGCCGAGCTCGACATCGCCATCACCGGAAAACGCGAGCCCGGGGCGGGAGCGATGCGATGACTAATCTCATCCTCGTCTGTTTGTCGTGCCATCGAACGCTTCACGATAATCCCGCATGGGCAACGGCTGAGGGCTGGCTAGTGCCCTCATGGGAGCGGGAACCGTCGTGAGCAAGAAACTATGGTTAACAGTTCGAAAATGCCGATGCCGAAAACCCGGCCACTGTGGGAAATCGTGGGTCGACACCTCGCGAAAACTGACCCCGAGGGAATACGCTTTTTTGGTGGACCAAATAAGGGAGCGGGTTCGGTGAGGTGTCGGCTGGGGCTGAAAGTGCCGCTATGAACGAGCGGAAGATGCCCAGCGCCAGCGAAGTCGCCCGGGCTCGCGAGCGAGTCCGCGAGCGCTTAGTTGCTCGATCTTGTCAACGTGGAGTACAGGCCCCTTTGTTGCCGGACACCTGCGCACATCTGGATGAAAAAGAGGGGCCCTGCCGCGCTCAGCCGTCGGTTACCCTTGAAAACACGGCGGAGGGCTGGCGGCGGTTCTTTTGTCCCTTTCACGCCCGGGACTGGTGGGAATGGGCCCGCGAGGTCGCCCCGTGGCGGGATGCTTTCGAAAGCGGTCGCTACCTCTTATCCCCCCCGCCCGAGGAGTGGGAATGATCACCGCCGAGGCTTTGGAAGTCGCCGCGCTGGAGCTGGTGAGGGAACAACGCCGCGACGATGACGCCTCAGCGGCGCCGACGACGGATGAGGAGCTCGCCGACTGGGTGGAAAAAATAACCGGCCACCACATCCCAGCCCGGGCGGTGTGTGATGATCACCAGGCCCCGTTTCAATTTGTCGCTGATATGTTCTTCCACCGGATCTCCGACGCAATCGTCCTAGCGAATCGAGCCGGTGGTAAGACTGAATCCACCTCGGCTCTTCACCTCGCGAACGCCCGTTTTAAGCCGGGTTTCGAGACTTCGCATATCGGCGCAATTCAAATTCAAGCAGCGCGCTGTTACCGCTATTACAGGGCCGGTCTTCGGCATGCGGAGCTACGCGCCCGGGCTCCCGATCCTCATATCCGTGAGACGAGTTGGAGCAATGGCGCATGGATCGAAATTTTGCCGGGAACCGAGAGCCAGACGCAGGGCTCGCATCCTCACCTCGTGTCCTTCGACGAGCTGGACCAGGGGCGACGACAAAGCTGGGAGAACTCGAAATCGATGCCAGTGCCCTACGGCCTACAGGGCGCGGGGCAGTATATCGCGACCTCGACCCGACAATCGTCGCTCGGGCTAATGCAGCGGGCGCTCGACGAGGCCGCCGAGGCGAAGACCCCTCTATTCACGTGGTGCGTTTTTGAGACTATGAAAAAGTGCGAATATTGCGTCGATGTCGACTCCGGCGAGCCGCCGGTGTGCGCACTCTGGAGCTGGTGCCGGGGCCGGGCTCGACAGGCTGACGGCTGGCGGACTCGCTCGGAGATCCTAAAACTGCTGGACCGTGTCGGCGCCGACACGTGGGAGGCTCAGCATCTTTGTCTAAGACCCGACGCGCGATCATTGATTTATGCGCCATTCTCCAGCTCGAACATTTCAACGGCGGCCGAATACGTTCCGGGGGCGGGGCCGATTGTTTATGGTTTTGACTGGGGCTACACTGATCCGACTCATATTATTTTGGCCCAGTACCGGGATGGGGCGGTGTTCGTGTTTGACGAGATCACCGGCTCAGGCCGCAGTGAACGTGAGTGGGTAAGGGATCTCATTCGTCGAGTCTCGCTCCTGGAGGGTTACGACGGGCCGACATTTGAACAGTGGGCGGATATGTGGGACCGCGGCGAGTGGCCGACAGAATGGCCGGAAGTCTGGCCGACCATCGGCGCTGGGGATCCGAGCGCGGTCCAGTTTCGCGCTGAGGCGCGTAATCATGGCCTCCCGGCAGCAAGCGCGAAGCGGGTCGCTCATCGCGTCGTCACGGGACAGGATGTGCTAAGAGCGGCTATCCTAACAGCAGGCGAGCGCCGGAGATGGCTAGTGAATCCGCGATGCTCCGAGTCTATTAAGTCGTTCCAGGCCTACCGAGCGAGGGAACTTTCGGATGGCTCGTTTTCTCCCGAGCCCGACCCCGATCCTGCCAACCATGCTTTTTCCCACGGGGCCGACGCGAGCCGCTATCTGGCATGGCGGCTCCGGCGGATGCTCGGCCTCGGCGGGGTGAACGAGGGTACCAATGACAGCAACGATCCCGGCGACGACTAAACCCAGCCTCTGGGACCGCCTCCGACGACGCGATCCGGACCGGCAGCGGGCCCTGTGGTTGAACGAGAGCGGCGTCCTAGAGCGGAATGATCTGCTTGCCGAGAACGAATCCAGCGCCTCGCTGCGGCGGCTTACCCGGACGAATGCCGACATGGTGGCCGTTCAAGACGCGATCTTTGCGGCGATTCGGATTCGCTCCCGCGCCGTGACCCGCCCCACGCTCCACATGTTTCGCGGCGATGAGGAGCTCCCAGCCCATCCAGCCCTCGACGCGCTAGAACATATCAACGGGTCGTTAACGAGAATGCAGGGCATCGGCTATATCGAAACGCATAAACTGACATACGGCTCCGCCTATTGGATCAAACGCCGTCTCGGCGGGGCGCGCGGGCCGGTAAAAGAGTTCGAAATCTGGCAGCCCGACCGCGTGAAGGTCGTCCCCACGTCGGAGGCTTCGTGGGTTCCTGAACGGTTCGAATTGCACCGTCGGGATGGCAAAATCGAAACCGTTCAGGCCGAGGACGTCGTGTGGTTTCGTCACCTCATTGATCCTCGTAATTTGCTCAACGGACTCGGGCCAATAGAGGCAATCCGCGTGAACGCAGACACTAACCTTGAAGCTCAGCGGTTTAATCTACGATGGTTCGACTCCGACGCGATGCCGGGGGCGCTTGTCGCCGTCCCCGAGGCGGGAGAGGGAGAACTGAGGCGGCTGGAGCGTGAAACGGAGAAGCGCTTTAGAGGCACCGATAACAAGCATAAAATCATGTTTGTTAACACGGAATCGATGAAACCAGTCGATCTCGCAAAAGTTTCCCATCGTGACATGCAGTGGGCCGAGCAGCAGCGCTGGACCGTGGAAACTGTTGGTCGAGTGTTCGAGGTTAGCCCAACGAAACTCGGCTCGCTTTCTAATGCGACCGACAACAATTCCCAGAACTATGACGCTGAATTCTGGGACATGATTCGTGACCAGCTGAATGCCACTGTCGAGGAGCTTAACGCTTATTGGATAACCCCGGATTTTGGGCCGGAGTTCAAGCTAGCAGCTCGATTCGAGAACATCCCGGCGCTCCAGGCCGACGCCGAACGGACGGCCCGCATTGACGAGATCAGATTGAGGTCTGCCGTGAGTGTCATTAACGAAATTCGGGACCGTGACGGCCTCGAAAAAGTGGCGTGGGGGGACGTTCCAATCGTTCCTAATAACCTCGTTTCGCTCGGTGCCGAAATTTTGCCGGACGCTGACGGGAATATTGACGAAGAGCCGATAGCGGAAGCGGCTACCGGGCGGCGGGCACGACGCCCGCGCACAGCGAAAACAGCCGAGGCCGCTTTACGGAGTGGATGGCGCGACCGCCTTCGCCGGGAAATGCAAAGCCTCTTCCGATTTTTAAGCGAGCAGGACGAACTCACAGCCGATGCCGTCGACGAGTTCCCGTGGTCAAGCTGGGAGCTGAAATATCGGAAGGGGGTCGAACGCGAGATCGGGGATGCGTATCGAGTCGCAATCGAGAACGACCCCCACGCAGAGGCCGTGGATACTCTCGACCTCGCTAAGAGGTACGCGGAGTCGCGGGCCGGCGATCTTTTGTCGCTGTCAGGGCGAGCCTCGACCGTGGCGACCACGCGTGAGCGAGTGCGGGAGCTCGTTGTTGAGAATCGCGAATCTGGCGGCTCACTCCGGACGCTTAAGAATTCTCTACGGGCGGACCCGCTGAGCTTTGGAACCCGTCGAGCTGAAACGATCGCCAGAACCGAAACGGCTACCGCTATCGGCAAGGGCAAGCTCGAGGCGTTCCAAAAATTCGGCCACGAAGGCAAGCGCTGGGTCACGGTTGGTGATGACCGCGTCGATGCGGGCGGGGGCGGTTCTCAGCCGTGCATCGATAATTCTGCCGCCGGACCGGTCGCCTTAGGCAGTCCATTCCCATCGGGGCACGACACAGTCCCAGCGCATCCTAACTGTCGATGCTCGATTCTCCCAGTTCGGAAAATGCCCAGCGATTGACAACTCCTACGCTAAGGGCGCACGGTAGGAGTTGTACGGGGCAGTTCGGATTCGTGCCAGATGCCAAACCGGCTCCAGTCGCGAGGACACGTCCGCGACATTGATCCCGATGCGCTGACAGTTACCGCCATCCTTTCCACGGGCAACCTCGCCCGCGATGGGATGATCATCGAGCAAGCCGGCTGGGACTTCACGGAATTCCGCCGTAACCCTGTTGTTTTGTGGGGCCACGACGATAGCTCCCTCCCGGTCGCTCGGGTAAAAGATCTCATGTCCTCTGAGCGCGAGACGACTGCGGTTATTGAATTCGACCCCGAGGATGAGCGCGCGGAGGCGCTGTTTAGTAAGGTCAGGCGGGGCTTCGTTAATACCATGTCGGTAAGGTGGAACCCCCGAAAATGGGAGTCCCGAAAACTCGACGTGGACGGCGAAGAGCGGGAAGTAGTCGCGTTTACCGATCAGGAATTACTAGAGGCATCATTCGTCAGCATTCCCTCTGACCCCGGGGCGACCGTTCTCCGGGCAGACGGCTCCCGGCTAAACCTCGCCGACTTCAAAGACCCCGAACCAGCCCCCGAACCGGATACATCGGCCGCCGAGATCGAGCGTCTTCATGCTCGTCAGCTCATGGCCGTTATCGACACGGCGAGCGGCGTCATTGAATCGCGCTCAACACGTCCCGGCAGAATCCGCGCGGCGGTCATTACCGCGATCGCGGAGCGGCTCGGGAAAACCCCCGAACAAATTACGGAGGACCTTTTCAGATGACCGACTCAACAACGTTAAAAGAGACTGGGCC